AATCAAAAACCAGTACGACGGCGTTTTTCATGTCGTCTATGAAGTCATCAACTTCGGGCGCAACAATCCGCGCATCATCCACAATCAGGAGGGCATCCTGCTGGCGTGGTGCGAGCATCACGGCATGAGCTACAAGGGATACGCCCCCGGCACCATCAAGAAACACGTCACGGGCAGCGGACGCGCCGACAAGGCGGAAGTGATCGCAGCCGTGCGCGACATGGGTTTTTCGCCGTGCTCTGACCACACCGCCGATGCGATCGCGTGCCTGTCGCTCGGCTGCTCGGAGTTGCGGGCATGTTGATCGCCGTCACGACCGGCCACGGCATGTTGCGGGCGCGCAAGCGGCTTGGGCTGTCGCGCAGGGCGGCATTCAGGCAAGTCAACCGTGCGTTAAACGACGGGCTGCGCGCCGATGCCTTCACCGGCATGCTGCAGCAATATCTGGTAGACGCCGAACACCACGACGCGGAGAAACCGACACAGGCACGCGTCTACGGCGAGCACATCTACATCTTCGACGGTACGACGCTGATCACGGTGCTTAACGTGCCGTGCGAGCATCGCGGCGAATTGCACAGGGTGATGGTATGACCGCACCGAAAGACGCCAAGGCATTCAATCGCGGGTTTAAGGCGGGCGGCCGGGATGGGCTTTGTGATGCCCTGGCACTGGCCGAATACGCACCGGACGCCATGAGCCTTGAGGGGCGGGCGCCGGAGTTCAGGGCGGGCTTTGCAGCGGGGCGGAAGTTTGCGGCGACGAAGATCAGAGACGAAATCGAGAAGCGCAGGAAAGAGGACGGGGATAAATGAAAACAGATTTGTGGATGCCGCTTTATATCGCCGACTATTTGGCCGACACCGCAGACCTTTCTTGCGAAGAACACGGGGCGTATTTGCTGCTGCTCATGCACTGCTGGCGGCATGGTGAATTGCCCGACGACGACGCCCGACTTTCAAGAATTTGCAAAGTTTCTGCCTACAAATGGAAAAATCTCTCGCCAATTATTCGTGAATTTTTTTACGAAAAAGACGGGGCCTTGCGTCACAAGCGGGTTGATGCCGAACGCTCGAAAGCCGCAGAAAACCGCGAGAAAAAGAGCGCGATAGCCAAAAAAGCGGCGGATGCAAGGTGGCAAAAAGACGATGCAGACGCATTGCATGGAGCATGCCCGTCACCTTCACCTACACCAGTAGTATCTAACGATACTACGTTAAGTAAACCCGACGCCGAGGCGCCGGGCCTATTCGACGGCAATGAGCCAGACGATGCCGAAGATGATTTCGCACTCCCGGCGATTGCAGACCGATCCAGCGAGGGGGAAGCGGTGCGGCGCTGGAACGCCGTTGCCGAGCGGTGCGGGCTGCCGCAGGTTCAAAAGCTCACCGACACCCGACGGCGGAAATTGCGCAAGCGGCTTGAGGACGTGGGCGGCTTGCCGGGCTGGGACGTGGCGCTGGAAAAACTGGAAGCGGCGCGATGGATGCACGGCGACAACGACCGGGGCTGGCGGGCCGGGTTTGATTTCATGCTGCAGGAATCGAGCCTGACGAAGCTCATGGAAGGCGCCTACGACCGCAACGGGCCGCCCAGCCACAGCCAGGCCGAGCCGGATATCCTCGACGCGATCATCGGGGGGAATGCGTGATGGACGCTGAAAGCCTGTTGGCTGCTATCGTTTTCGCCAGCGAGGAGGAAACCAAGATTGGCGCTCCCGGCTACGTCCGAGCGCCAGTCGAGGTTGAGCATGTGGTGCAGCAGCTTCAAGACGACGGCTTGGTGGAGCGATGGTCAGAGGACACCGATTTCGTGAAGCCGACAGAGAGGGGGCGCGCTCAGGTTGGCGCGGGGCGGATGCAATGACCGATCAAATCCAACTCCCGGCGCTGCCCGCGTCCGTCGATCGCAAGACCGCCCGAGCGCTGTATCCGCTCGATGCCTTCGGAGCAATGCAGCCGATTGCGATCAACGACAGGCTTGTACCGGCGGATACTTGCCAGCAAGCACTGGCGGCCGCACAGGCGGAAATCAGCGGCGGCACGCCGAAAGAAAACGCGGCTCGTGCGGCGAAGTGGATCATCGACCAATATCCAAAAATGAGCAAAGAGCCGTTTCACGACGAACAGACGTACAAGCTCGGGCTGGTGGCGCTGCTGATGGAATACCCGGAAACCGTTGTGCAGGAAGCCGCCATGCGGGAAGTCCCGCGGCGCTATAGCTGGATGCCGTCACAGGGGCAAATCGTGACCGTGCTGGACGACCTCATGGCCGCACGGCGCATGATCATCATCGGCGCCAAGCGTCAGCTTGCCGAGCACGAACGGCGCGCGAAGGAAGCGGCGCGAGAGGCCGAGATTGCCCGCGACCACGACAAGGTAGCCGGCGGGTTTGCCGACCTCATGGCGGGGCTTAAGGGCATCGGGAAACAGGACGCGGAGGCTGCGGAATGAGCATCCTGCACACCAAGCCCGATTGGATGCACCGCCCGCACAAGGGACAGGCTAAGCACGTCGACCGCCTCATGGCAGCATACAAGGGCGGCAAGGCACGGCACGGCCTCAAAACCGGCACCGCATCAGCATTGCAATTACAGGATCTATCGCATGGGCCTCTACCAAGTCGATCCAACGCTAAAGCCGCTGATTGACGCGCTGATCGAGCGGCGTAAGGGCCTCGGGCTCAGCCAGCTGGATGTGGATCGGCTTTCTGGATGGGCGGCAGGCGGCTGCTCTAAGTATGAAGTTGGCATGCGCACGCCCGGCATGGTGTCTTTGTCTATTTGGGCGCAAGCACTCGGCTGCAAATGGGTCGTACACACCGATAATGTTCCAGAGGCAACCTGGAAGTCATCAAAGGACATTTTCGGCATACTTGAAAAGCATCGCTGCACGCTGAACCTCGCGGAATCCGGTGTACAGTCAAGGGTACGCACATATGCAATTAAAGAGGCCCGAGCAAAACTGCAAAAGGCTGCCGCTGAACTCGAGTCGGCGGCCATCACAATTGCCCAGCATCACCTTAACGACCAGTGCGACGATATATCTTGATTTTGAAAGGGTAAAAATATGAGCAAGAAGATACCAAGCGCTAATGATCTCGATAAATTTACTGTTAAATCAACCAGCAGCCAGAATGTGAAGAAAACGGCTGTATGCTCTGCAAAACAAGCCTCTGAAATTACCACGCTGCACCGCGACACGCTTGTGCGCAAATCTCGCGATCCAAACGACGATTTTCCTCAGGCCGTCGAATTAAGCCCTGGGCGCATCGTGTTTGTTGTCGATGAAATTTATGCATGGCTTAATCGTCGGGTTGCTGCTCGTCGTGTAAAAAAATAGCAGTAAATACACTGGGACAGACACCTTGCGGTGAAGTTCGCATAAATCTATCAAAACGGCGCATTTATTGCGTATTCCGGTCTTAAAGTCGTCCGCAAAGCCACGGAAACCGGTGTACAGCGACACCTTCCGCACAGAGGCAATAATGCCAGAAGCCGGGAAACCCACAGCCACAGCCCGTTGCAGCCTATTGGCACCAAATGGACCTGTGCGGTGACGGTACCATTTCACGCCAGTAAATCAGGCCAATAAAAGGGCCATTTCGAGCCTCAAACCCCACTTCTCGCGCCAAAACAGCCAAAAAGCCCCGAAACCCACCCGAAACCACATCAATTCCAGCCCGCCCGCCATATAAAGCAAAAAGCATGTCCCGCAGAAAATAAGGGAATTCCCTCTGTGCGGTGACAGCCATTCCTGAACCCGTCCACTCTCGCGCGCATTCCCCCCACGGCGCGGAAAGACACCTGGACATGCCAAGAAACCCCGACGGCTCCGGTAGCGATCCAAGACCCCCAAGCAAGAAAGTCCGCGAGGCAATCGCCGCAATGCTCAACGGACACGCCAAGAGCCAGAGACAGGCCGCCGCAATGGTCGGCATGCACCACCAAGCGCTCAACCGGGCAATGAACAAACCACACATTCAAGAGTACATCCGGCAACAGGTCGACCAGCGAATGCGCACAACCGGCTTCATCCGGGCCGCAAACACACTGAACGACTTGGCCGCCAACGCTCAGAGCGAATACGTGAAAGCAGACGTATCGAAGCATCTGCTTGCAATCAATGGGGTTAAGCCCAAGGCCGAGCGGTCTGCATCGGGAGGCGGTGGGTTGGTGGTGCAGATCAACCTGCCCGGCCAGATCGGTGCGTCATCGGTGCATTCTCAGGTGATCGAGCACGAAAGCCACGCTCAGCAACGGATTACAACTGTAGCCCGCATCCCTGCAGAGGAAGCGGACGGGGGCCAGGGGGGTCAATCGTGAGCCAGCGGAGAGGGCAGGGGGGGGTTAAAAAACGGCGGCCGCCGATGCCTCGGGGGCATTCCCACACGCGATTGACCGGAAAGGCTTCGTCATATTTTTCAGTCCTTTCGGGGTGCCGAGAGTTATTCCGAGCGCTGTTTACGCCGCCGATTTCGATGCAATTGACGTTCATGGGGCTTGGGCTTTTGGACGAACCATATTTGCCGAAAAAAAAGGACGGAAAATCTGTTCTTTTAGCGAATAAGCGAGTGGGTTCAGATGCCTGACGGTGGCGGGGGCCAGCCTGTTGTCTTGAAGCGCGACCTCGATGGGGAAGTGCTGGCGGGATATTTTCTTTCACAGGCGCGCGTGACGCTTATTCAGGGGCCTCGCGGGAGTGCGAAGTCGACAACCTCGTGTTTGAAGCTGCTGGTTGAGGCGCAGAAGCAGACGCCTTGTCCGAAGACGGGGAAACGGAAGGTTCGGACGTATGTGATCCGGCGGACGTTTGACGAGTTGCAGCGCACGACGGTCAAGACGTGGTTGAGTGTATTTCCGGAGGAAGATTTCGGTCGGTTTATTTGGTCGAAGCCGTTTCGCCATGAGATTTCTGTTGGCGATCTGGAATGGGAAGTCGTGTTCCTGGCGCTGGATAATGTGGCGGATTTGCAGAAGTTGAAGTCTGCGGAGATTTCGTCGGCGTGGATCAACGAATTTTCGGAAATTGAGCGTGGCGTGCTGGATGATCTGGACCCGTGTTTAGGCCGGTATCCGGGGCCGCTTGAGGGCGGGTGTCTGCGGCCGTTTATCATTGCGGACACGAACCCGGGCGGTGAAATGCACTGGTTTTCGATCATGAGCGGGCAGACGCCGGCGCCTGATAATGCGACCGAGGACGAGCGGCGGCAGTGGAAAAAGCCTGATAGCTGGGAGATTTTCATACAGCCGCCGGGTATGTACGAGCAGGTGGACCCGGAAAGCGACGATGCGTCGTATGTGCTGAACCCGCGCGCCGAGAATTTGCGGTTTTTGCCGCCGGGGTATTACGAAAACATGATCCCGGGGAAGTCTCGGGCGTGGATCCGGCGCAACGTGTGCAACCGGCCGGCGAGCAATGAGCCTGGGACGCCGGTATGGCCTGAGTTTCAGGAGCATGTGCACGTGGCCGGGAAGCCGCTGGAGGCGATAGACGGGCATCCTTTGATGATCGGGCTTGATTTTGGGCGGACGCCGGCGGCGGTGATTGCACAGCGGGTATTTGACCGGTGGTTTGTGCTGGGGGAATTGCACAAGACCGGGACTTCGGCAAAGCCGTTCGCGAAGCTGCTGCGGGGCTATCTGGCGGAGCGCTGGCCGGGGCATAGCGTGCAGCTATGGGGCGACCCTGCGGGCGACAACATGGGCGAGGCCGACGACGTGTCGCCGTTTATGATGTTCGCGGGCGAGGGGCTGACGGTGCACGCGGCGCCGAGCAACGACCCGACGGTGCGCGTGGCGGCGGTTCGCGAAGTGCTGACGGACATGGTGGACGGCAAGCCGCGGTTTCTGATGACGCCCGGTCTGGCGTTTCTGAAAGCGGCCATGAACGACGGGTACAAGTATCCGGATCGGACGGACAATCAGGGCGAGGCGGCGTCACCGCTGAAAAACCGGTTTTCGCATATCGCGGACGCTTTGCAGTATTTGATGCTCGGAGCCGGCGAGGGGCGCGCGGTGCTGCATGGGGATAGGGCGGTTTCTCAGCCCCGTGTGGCGCCGCGCCCGCAAGGCAATGTGTTTACGCGGAATACGCGGCGCGTCGGGCAGCGTGGCCGGAGCGTGTTTGCGCGCCGGGCTGGTCGATGAATAGCGGCGCCCTGCCCAAGTGGTTCGTGGCGTTTTCTGACGGTGCGCGTCCGGTGTGGTGGCAGCGGGGGCTGCGGCGCGGGTTTCGGCACGTCGAGGCGTTTGCCTGGGACGCGGATGCGCGGGCGTGGGTGGTGGTGTCGCCGGCGTGCGACATCTGCGTGGTGCGGGCCATGCCGGCGGAAATGGGCGCTGCATATCTGGCCGAACTTCATAAGCGGAAAGCGACGGTGGTGCTGGCGGAAACGGCATGTGACGGGCCGGGGCGGCCGCGCCTGTTGGCAACGTGCGTGACGGCTATTTCGTCGGTGCTGGGGTTGCCGGGCCTCTGTGCGGTGACGCCTTACGGGCTTTATCGCACATTGCTGCATCGCGGAGCAACGAAGGTGGCAGGTTAATGGGCGGATTTCTAGGCGGCGGCACACCGAAACAGGACAATTCCGCACGGGACGCTGCGGAAGCGCAAGCGCGCGAGGAACAGGCCGCCCTGGAAGCCAAACAGAAAGAGGAAGAAAGCGCCTTGCGGCGCGGGCTGCGAGGCCGCCGGGCGCTGCTGAGCGCCGACGGCGGTGAGCTTGGCTTCAAGCAGAATCTTGGGGTGTAGCGGATGGCCGAAACCCCGAACATTGATATCGGGCCGGGCGACATGAAGCCGGGCGGCGATGACGACGAAAAGGACCGCTTCGTAAAACGGTTCGCACGGGCCGAAAAGCGCCGGGAACGGTTTAATTCCCTGATCGACGAATGCTACGAGTACGCGCTGCCGCTGCGCGAGCGTGTCTATACGAGCGGCGATCCTCTGCCGGATATGGAAAACCTGTTTGATTCGACGGCGCCGGCCGACGTCCAGGCGCTTGCCTCGCAGATGCTGGACGATATCTGGCCGACGGACAGCAAGCCGTATGCACTGGAAGCCGGGCGGAACGTCGACGAAGGCGCCCGCGACGAACTCAACCGTGCGCTGAGCGACGTTGCCGAAGAAATCATCGAGACAATCAACAATTCGAATTTCCGGTCGGCGATGCATGAAACGCTCATGGATTGGAGCATCGGCGAGGGCTTTCTGTTGCCGGAAGCCGGGGATGCGATTGATCCGGTGAATTTCCGGTGCTTGCCGCTGACGGAAGCCTTCCCGGATACCGGGCCGCGCGGCGATACAGATTTCCTTGGGCGCAAGCCGGTCTGCAAGGCGAGCGAGGCTCAAATCCGTTACCCGAATGGCAAATTCAGCGCCGACTTCAAGACGTGGGCCACGGGAAACCCGGAGGCCGACGTGCAATTTATGGAGGCTTGGGAGCGCGACCGCACGCGCCGCGACACCGAGGCATGGAACTGGAAAGTGGTCATGTGCCGCGAAGGCAATGGCGACGAAAAAGAACTGATCGAAAAGAAAACGATTACCGGCGTGGGTTCAAAGCCGTTCGCCGATTTCTCGTACATGCGCGTTGCGAACGAGCTTATCGGGCGCGGGCCGGTCATGCTTGCGCTGCCGGATATCAAGACGCTCAATCTGGTTAAGCGGTTCGTGCTGGAAAATGCCGAACTGGCAATTGCCGGGGTATGGCAAGCGGCGGATGACGGCGTGCTTAATCCGGATACGGTGACGATTGAGCCGTACACGATTATTCCGAAGGCGCGCAATTCGGACGGGCTGGAACGGCTGAATGCGGCGGGCGACTTCAACGTAGCTGATCTGGTGGTAAGTGATCTGCAAGCGGCCATTCACCAGATCATGCTCGGCGATGACCTCGGCCCACCCGAGGGCACACCCATGAGCGCAACGGAAGTGCTGCAGCGGACATCGAACACCGCACGGCGGCGTGCGGGTCCGTACACGCGGCTGCTGGTCGACCTCGGCCATGTGTTCCGCCGGGTGGCGCATATCCTGAAAGATCAGGGCCGTATCCGGCTGCCGGCGATTGACGGTAAGCAGATTGTATTGCGGCCGCTGTCGCCGCTGACGCGCGCCCAGGCGCAGGACGAGATTTTGCGCCATGACCGCTATATGGAAATGCTCATGGGGCGGCTTGGGCCGGAACAGGCGGCGCTGGTGGTCAAGGGCGACGAATACGCCGAATGGCTTGCCGACAAGATGGGCATCAATCCGAACATCGTGCGCACGCGCGTTGAGCGCGACCAGTTGGCACAGGCGATTGCCGCGATGGCGGCACAGGCGCAGGGCGCCGGGGCGGCCGCGTGACCGAAAGCGCGAAAACACAGAAAGAGGCGCAGAAGAAAGCGGCAATCGAGGCTGCCGAGCGCGAGGCTGAAATCGACAGCATTTTCTGTGCCGTGTTCAAGGGCGCCTCCGGTGAGAAGGCGCTTAACTATCTCAAGAACATGACGCTGAACCGGGTATTGCCGGCGTCAGCAACGGATTCGGAACTCCGTCAGCGCGAGGGGCAACGTGAAATTGTAGCCCATATCATCAGGAGAGTTGAAAATGGCCGAAACAGGCAGTGAAGCGGAAGCAACGGAAAACGGCAACGGCGGCGGTGATGAAACCGGCGGTGGCGGTGGTGGCGAGGAAGTCACCCAGCGCCCGGATTGGGCGCCCAAAGACTTTTGGGACGGCGAAAAAGGCGAACTGAAAGTCGAAGATCTGGCGAAGGCGCACACCGAACTCGGGCAGCGCTTTGCCAAGGGCAAGAAAGCCTTCGAGGATTCGGTGAAGGATGACGTGCGGGCCGCCCTGGCCGACGAAATGAAGCCGGAAATCGAAAAGTCGATCCGCGCGGAAATCTCGGCCAAGGCTCCGAAGTCGCCGAACGACTATACGGTGGAAGTCGCCGACGACAGCCCGATGAAGGAAGCGCTCGACAAGGCGGGGCTGGTGCTGCTCACGGAACAGCCCGGCGACGACTTCGTGCGCGAGGACGGCAAGGAATACATGGTGGTCGACGGGACGCACCCGCTGCTGCCGGTGGCCCGCAAGGTGGCCCATGAAGCCGGATACGACAATGACCAGTTTGTCGGTCTGCTGATGGAATACGCCGCCGCCGAGATTTCCATGCGCCCGACGCAGGAAGCGCTCGATGCCGTCATGGCGAAAACCTATGAAGCGCTGGGCGAGCACGGCAAGGATCGGGTCGATTACGCCCGTGGCCGGCTGGTCGGGATCGTCGGCGAGGAAGGTGCGGCGCTGATGTGGCCGCAGGATGCCACGCCGTCGGCGAAAGGTGTTGAAGCGATTGAGCGGCTGTTGGAAAAGGCGGGCGAGCCCGGCTTTAACGCGGGCGTGCATGCGGTTGGTGCCAAGAGTGCCGACGAATTGCTGGGCGAGGCCGCGAAACTGCAGGAGTCGCAGGAATACTTCAATGGCGACAAGAAAACGCGGGACCGCGTGAACGCCATTTATCAGCGGGTTTACGGCAGCGACGCCGCCTGATCGGCCGCAACTCCCCTCTGTGCGGTGAAGGAATTTCGGGGCTGCCTTACGGTGGCCCCGATTTCGTTTCGCGCTAAGCCCGGAACGTAGCCACCCGGCCCAAGGCCCGCCAATACCGGCCCGCAAGGACACCCGGTAAAAGCCCGCCCAGGACACCCGGAAACGGCGACGCAAAGGACACCCGAACGCGGACAGCAACAACAACTGTCAATTCGCAAAGGGTAAACACATGTCCTCGATCGATAGCGCTTTTATCAAGCAGTACGAAAAAGATGTCCATGTCGCCTATCAGCGCATGGGTTCGCTTCTCCGCAACACGGTCCGCGTGAAAACCGGCATCGTCGGTGAATCCACCACGTTCCAGAAAGTCGGCACGGGTACGGCCGCGCAGAAAACGCGCAACGGCAAGGTCCCGGTGATGAACATCGACCACACTCCGGTCGAATGCACGCTGGCCGACTACTACGCCGGCGATTACGTCGACAAGCTCGACGAACTGAAAAAGAATTACGAGGAACAGGGCGTGCTGGTACAGGCCGGTGCGTCGGCGCTGGGCCGCAAGACGGACGAACTGATCATTGCCGCGCTGGACGGTGCGACGACGTATCAGGACACCGCGAACCTGTCCGCGCTCACGGCGGCTGCCGGTGGCGCGTACTTCTCGGACCTGGTTACCACCATGGGCGCACGCGATGTTCGCCCGATGCGCGGCAACATGTTCGGCGTGGTGTCGTGGCAGGTCTGGAACAAAATGCTCGGCATCGAGGAATTCAAGAATTCCCGGTATGTCGGCGATGATCTGCCGTGGGTCAAGGAACTCGGCGAGGCCCGTTACTGGCTCGGCGCGATCTGGTTCCCGCATTCGGGCCTCACGATTTCGTCGAACGTCCGCAAGTGCTTCGTCTATGACCGCCGCGCCATTGGCCACGCGGTCGGTGCCGACGTGACGACGGATATCACCTGGCAGGGTGATTACGCTGCGCACTTCGTCAACAACATGATGTCGCAGGGTTCGTGCCTGATCGACACCATCGGCGTGCAGCAATTCCTCGTCACCGAAAACGCGTAACGGCGAAACCAGAGAACAGGAAAGGAAATTCTCATGTCTCTCGATCTCAATGCTCTCGTGGTCTTTGCCCAGGTTCCCGGCTCGACGGCCGGCACCTACCGCGCAATGGCCTCGTATTCGACCGACGATACGGCGGGCGGCGTCGAAACGGCGGGTTACTTCAATAACGCCGCTGCGATGCTTCCCGCGGGTTCGCAGATCTTTGTCGCCGGCGATCTGGACGGCACGCCGTTCCAGAAGCAGTATGTCGTCGCCAGCAACGACGGCTCGACGGTTGCGATCACGCCGCAAGCCAATATCACGTTCAACGAACAGGTGGTCATCAATACGACCATCGACCTGACGAACGGTTCGTCCGGTCACGTTCCGATGCCGATTGCCGGCACCATCGACAAGATCTACACCGTGCTCAAGGGCGGCGCCGTAACCACGAACAATGCCACCTGCACGTTCAAGATCGGCACCACGGCGATTACCGATGGTGTCGTGACGGTCACTGCGTCGGGTTCGGCCATTGGCGATGTTGACGTTGCAACGCCGTCGGCGGCGAATACCGTTGCGGCGGGTGATTACGTGCAGTGCACGGTGTCGAACACGCCGGGCGGCTCGCGTACCGCCGAAGTGACGCTGCTGATTTCGCCGACCTGATCGGCGCTATCAACTCTCTGAGCGAGGCCCGTGCCGGAAATCGGTGCGGGCCTTTCTCTGTGCGGTGAGCGGCGCGGACGGGCGTGCGATAACCGCGCCATGACAAAGGAAACCCCCACGGTCATCCTTGACGATCTCAAGGAAGAATTTCGCGGCACGTCGATTTCGATCTGGTCATACCGGACGAAGCACGGCGCCGACGATCTTTTGAAATCCGCTTACTGGCAATTGGCGGCAAGCCGTTTCAGTTTCGGCGACCGCATCATGGTTGATTGTACCGGCGGGACCAGCAACGCGCATTACACGCTTGTCGTTACGCAAAAAGGCAAGACGATCAAGGTTTGCGCCGAGGCCCCGCCCTCTGTGCGGTGAAGGCTTTCCATTAACCCGTCATGTTTGCCGCCTGTAACGGGCTTAACCAGAGGCGGCAATGGCGATTACCAAATTCGATCTTTGCAATCGGGCGCTGCTGCGGGTCGGCGGTAATTTCATTACGGCATTCGATGCAAGCACCGTCGAGGCCGTCGCCGCCGAACAGGAATACGACGGTGCCGTGGATTATCTTCTGTCGCTGCACCGGTGGCGCTTTGCCTCGCAACAGTTTTCCCCGACGCGCCTGACGGCCACGCCAACGGACGAATATGACTATTACTGGCAGGTGCCGGCGGCGACGATCACGGTTCATGCCGCGAAGCGCGCGGGCAAGCCGGTCAAGTTCGACCGGTATGAGGACAAGCTGGCGTGCAACGTCGACGATGGGCTGGTGATCGACCACACGATCCGCGTTTCCGAAGATAAGTTTCCGCCGCATTTCCAGATGCTTGTTGTCGACTGGCTACAGGCGGTTTTCGAGGGCAACGTACGCCGCGACAAGGTGGCCGCCCGCGAAAAAATGAAATACGTCGAGGACGTTTCGATTCCGCGCGCCAAAAATATCGACAGCCAGCAACAGACCTCGCGCAAATTCACGACGACGCCTCGCCTTATCGCCATTCGAGGGCGCTGACGCATGGGGATCAAGGTCCGCAAGGCGCAAACAAACTTCATCCGGGGCGAATACCAGCCGGAAATGTTCGGGCGGTATGATCTGTATGCGAACGGCGCCGAGAAGCTCGAAAACATGGCGCTGCTAATCCAGGGTGGCGTCCGCACACGCCCGCCGCTGCGCTATCTGGCGACGCTCAATCAGAACGAAGGGAAGATGTTCGCGTTCGTGTTCAACGACGAGCAGCGATACGCCTTTGTGTTCTCAAATGCGCGCCTTGATATCTATCAGGAATCGACCGGATGGACGGCGTTGACGCCGATCACGTCGGCCCCATGGACAACGGCCATGCTGACGCGGCTTTCCGTGACGCACGACGGCGACACGATGATTGTGTTCCATCCGGATATGCCGATGCAGGTGATCAAGCGGACCGCGGCAACCACGTTCACGCGCTCGGCCTATGCCTTTGAGGAGAATTCTGCCGGCGATACGATGTACCAGCCGTACTACAAGTTCGCCGCCGCCGATATGACGCTGACGGTCGGCGGAACGACGGGTTCGCAATCGCTGACGCTTTCGGGCGCGGGCGCATTCACTTCGGATCATGTCGGGTTCATCATTCGACGTGAAGAAGAAGAAATCCTAATTACTGCCGTGACCGATGCGAACAACGCGACCGGGACGTGTCGGCAGACGCTGACGGCGGCAACGGCGACGACGGATTGGGACGAGGCCGTGTTCAGCGACGAGCGCGGCTATGCCCACCACGGCGAATTTCACAATAATCGGCTATGGATCCTCGGTTCGCGATCCCGGCCGAAAGGGCGCTGGTTTACGAAGATCGGCGCATTCTTCAACTTCGATCTCGGGACGCAGCAAGACAATGAAGCATCCTGGGAAG